TGGTCCAGCGGAACACTTTCATGCCGTAGACTTCTTCCTTCGGATTCAACCCAGTCTCAACGCTGACGCCGAGCTTCACATACTGTTGGAACGCCTTGATGAACTTGTTGCCGCAAAGCACCAACTTCTCATTCGAGGTGTTCCCGTTGTATTTGAAGATCCGCTCATTCAGCGTCTCAAACTGCGCCGCAGTCATCTCGCCGTCGGTAGGCTGAATGATTCGCTTTTCTTCCTCAGTCGTCCAGTCCGAGAACGTGATGTCAGATCCACCGTCGCGATAAGCATACGTGGAGTTCTTTTCATACTGCTCAAGGAACCAGCGAACACCACCAGAAGTGCGCTCAGGTGTGGTATCACCGTTGTCATTGACGACGTTGGAAGTTCCACGAGTGCCGAACAACGCAGCCTTTTCCAACAGCTCCATGTGACGGAGCATGTTTTCTTTAGCTTTGTGTTTGTAGATACCAGTGCGGTCCCAGCGCAATCCAGCCTTCAACGCGTTCCGCGTGAAGTTGAACGCAGTCCGATGGATTTGAGTGTAATTCTCAATTTCCAACGGAAGCGTCGTGGAACCAGTCCTTGACCGATCACCTTCAGCCGCAGCCGAGCCAATCACAAAGACATATTTGCCAGCACCAACGGTGACTTCAATGTCTGCGACAGCTTCAACCGGACGGAACTCCAGAACAGTCGCAGACACGATCTCGGTGACAATCCCGCGAATCTGCAACAGCTTAGTAGCCGTCGTAGCCTGCGGAATGTCCTTAATCCAGATCACGTCACGAACGCGGAATTTATCCGTGCTTGCAACTGCAACGCGCATAGGTGTCGCCACAACCGTGGAAAATCCATCTACTTGAGCGCCACCAGCTGCCGTGTAGAACGGGTTAGCTGCTGTCGTGGTGTAATATTGAGGCTCGCGGTGTTCCCACCAGCCGAACTTCGTTTTGTCTGTCTCTTCACTGTCAAGCAGCGAGAGCAGACCCATCAGTGGGAACCTTCCCTCCGGAAAGCGATAAAACACTTCCCGACGAGCCGTCTCCGAATACGAAGAGGCCAAGTCTTTTGTGGACATAAGTCCAAGAATAGATGACATATAGTTTTAGTTTTGTTGTTGATTGTTTACTGAAAGATCCCTTGTCCGGACCATTTTTCTTTCCTTCCACCTTGCTGCTGACGAGGAGCACCCCCGCCACCACCACGTGGGATAAACGGCTTTTGCATCCGGCGTTTCAAGCTGAAGTTCGGGTCAATCTGCTGAATCATCTGTTTCGCAACAGTAGCCACCATTTTAACCGCCTCTTGCTTTGTCTTGAACGCTACCTGCCCGGAGCTGGCAGCTTGGTAAACTTGTTGAATTGCAATGTCCACAGCGCGTTGTTTACCTTTAAGCGCAGGGTAGCTATCCACGATCGAAGAGCGAAAGACTTCCGCCTGTCTCTCCTGATGTGCTGCCTCCAGAGGTGTCAACTTTCCTTGAAGTTGCTGGAGTTGATGATGAGTCATGTAACCACTTGCGAGCAACGAGTGCTCAACATACTGGTTCAGGACAGTTGCCAATGCCGTAGCCCGTTCTTCGTGCGTTTCCGCATCCCAGATAGCTGCAATGGTCTTTGCATCCAGATTTGGCTTTTTAAGAAGCTTATCACGCTCCTCCTGTGTCATTTGCTGGGGAGCTTGCTGTTGTTGCTGACGTGGCAGATTCGCCGCGATTGCAGCACCGATTGCATTCGGCAGCTGAGACATGTCGAACTTCCCCGTCGCCGGTTGGTCGTCCTCCTCGTCATCATCATCTTCATCCTCCTCAATATCAACATCGTCATCGACATCAATATCGTCATCAGATTCATCGAAGATTCCACCACCTCCGCCATCGTCATCATCAAACGCCGCACGAAGTGGTCCCATCATTAGCCAATCTAGTTTCATTGTATTTTATTCCCCAGATGTTTGTTTTTTAGTTTCAATAGCCTCAGCAATATCTTCAGCTAGGGACTGAAGGTAACCAAGTTGTCTTTCCGCCTCTTGCACAGTGCCTTTAGCTTGTTCAATCAGCGTAAATTTTGCGATGCTGTCAGGGACTGAATTCACAATCAAGTCCTTGGCAGTTGAAATTGATTGCTGTTGCAAATCTTTGATAAGTTTAAGCAACGGGTCCTGTAACCACTCCTCAAGCCTGAGCTGAAAGCCCTGGAGCTGTTGGAGGCTGTATTCTGTTAAGTCCATTTTGTAGTTCCATTTGTTGTTCAGGCGTTTGCACAAAGAAACGCGAAAGATTTTTAACACCCCGCAACGACTGAATCTCTTCAATCATCGCCTTCAAGTCCAACGGCACAACCTGCATCACCATCGGATTACTCATCACCGCGACCACAAGCTCTTGCAAGCTCTGTGCCACATACCCCTTCTCTGTCGCCGTGGTCGAGTCCTCTACAAAGAAGTCCTCACTCTCGATCAACTCGTAGCTATTATCCGGCTTAAACTGAGGATAAAGAGCGGCGATATCCTCGCTAAGACCGAGAATTCTTTGGAAGCACTCGATGGAGATTTCCTGCCGCATGTTCAAAAGCATCTTTTTGCCTTGCGGGGCCATTGCTTGGTTCCAGATACAAGAGGCTTCCATTTTCATCCTGCTCGATGCACCGGTGTTAGCTGCGCGGTTTTCCGTCGCACTTCTGCGGCCAGAGGCTACTTGCCCCATAGCGTTTTCGTTAACACCAGACACCATGTTGATCAGTTTGATGGTCTCGCCGGCGTCACTTAGGTGAGACATCGTGGTGTCTACTGTGCGGAGCTGGTGCACGAATTTGTCGAGACCAATCGGAGGTGCGCTTTTCTTCGCGCGGATGTAGGGTGCGCCGGTTTGGAGATCTTCGAGTTCAACGTGCCTTGCATCTACGACCACGCGGCCTTGGAGGTTTGTGCGAACGGAGGCAATACGAGAGTTGAAGAGCCAAGTGACAACTTCTTGCAGAGGGTCGATTAGTTTCGCGAGACTGTCGGAGAGTTCGGAGAGGTGATCGGGGGACATTGTGGCAATGTCGTAGGGGAACATGCAGTGACGGGCATCGAATTTCTCCATTGAGATAATCCGATCGTCGTTAGCAATTTTAATCTCGTAGAGTTCTTCTTGCTGATCTTCGCCGAGATTGTAGTCATCGGCCATCATTTTGTAATAGATGGTGGTTACAACGACGTTGAAGTTCTTATCCGTTTCGTTTCTTTTCTTCTCTTTGGAATCTTCACCGAACCCAGGCAAGCGGGTCTCACCGCGAGTGCGGAGGGTGTCGTGTTCCATTTTGTTCAACCATTTTGTGCCAAAGGCCATGCCTTGTTTTTCCCACCCTTTGATTTGACGGATTGAGTAAGAGGTTTCGTCAGCGGCAAAAACGCCTTCTTGCCAGCGAGTAACTGGCATGTTGGTGTCATAGAAGAAGTTATACGGGGAGATGTTCTCGACGTAGTTGCCTTCGAATTTCACTACTTCACCCTCGACTTCAGGAGTCGTGACGAGCGTCAGCATATCCGCTTCGCCCATCTGCGGCATCATCTCAGCAGGAACTTCCATTTCATATTTATACGTCTCGTAACGCCACGTGGTTTTCATCACGCCGAGATTAAAGCGTGCCACATCGAGGAGGAACTGCACCCATTTATTGAAGATCGCGTTGTTGCGGCACTCGCGACCGAGCAGTTTGTTGATAATATCGCGCAATTTGTAATCCTCGTTACCAGTCGGGTCAACGGAGAGAGGGTTCTCGTTCTGCGTGTAGAGGAGAATGACAAACGTCACGAAGGTTTGCACCTGTGCTTTTGTCAACGGGATGTTAAGAGGCTTGGGCTGTTTTTTACGAGCGGCTTTCTCGCTGTCTTTATCATCTTTTCTCTCCGCCCCATAGGCTTCGAGACTTTGATCCCATTGGTCATAGTGAGAACCGATATGTGAACGGGCATCCCGCACGAGTTTGACAAGATCATCCCGCAACTCGACGAGATCATCATTTTGGACTTCTTCAGCAAGAAGATCGTTGATTTTAGGGGTTAGCATAACCAGTTAAGAAGGGGACGTTAAAGTTAATGTTGGAGAGGTCGAGTGGGGTGTAGGTAGATTGATGGTCAGGTTCAACATCGACATACTCCAAACCAGTAAGAGCAAGGCGATAAAGACACTCCATCAAGTGATCGTGTTCGTCAATGGGCTTTTCCTTCTTCGGGTCCCAGACATAACGATCGAATTCCGAAAGTGTATACATCAAAGCCGAGGAAAAATACCAGTTATTTGGCAATTTCAGCTGTCTTTTGACCTCCTGAATGCCAGCGGTGAGCATTTTCGGAGCCTTCTCGATCATAATGCCCTTTTGCCAGAACACATTTGCCCACATTGTGCCGTCCACGGGGTTTTCCTGAAACGCAAACGGGTCGCAGATCACACGATAAGGGGCACGATGGTGGGTTTTGTCGTGAATCTCGTCACAAAGATCGTCGATCAGAGTCTTTCTGAAAGTTTCTTGATAGAAAAAGACCTCTCCTGTGGGGGCCGTGGCAGCGTACAAAACCGCATGGGGAGTCTTGGGATGGGGGTCGATTGAAACGCGGATGGTGTAGTTTTTCGGTGGCAGATCGTGTTCTTTCCAACCGTGCGGGGTGTCAATATAAACGTGGCGTTCATACTCAAATTCGGAGTAAATTGTCCCAGAGAGTGCTCTAGGTTTGCCGTAAAGACGCGCAGCCTTTTCCTCTTCGCTCAAAGATTGGATGAACATCTCAATGCCTTCACTCTTTAGAGTCTTATTGTCAAACATTGAGCCGGTTAGCACCCATTTTGACTTGGTTTCGTCCGAGAGACCATCCAAAAATTCTTCCCGAATCCGAGTTCTGGGAATAAACATGTCGTTTATCCACATATAATTCAGCGGCGTGCAGGTAAACCAGGCACTTCCATTTCTATCTACCAAGCCCCGTGAGTTAGCAACCCACTGATCTTTGGGAATAGGTTCATCAACATGAATCCAATCCCAGTCAGAGGACTCCTGACCCATCGGATTCGAGAGGAAACTCTTAACCGTGTCAATGTAAATCATCGACGTGCCACCATAGAGAGACTCAACATGAATGCAGTCAATCTCACCGGCTTGATTCTTGTGAATATGCTTGACAGCCTTACCAGGAAGGAGCTTAAACAGCTTCCCTTGGCCCTGTCCACGCTCCTGAGAAGTGAAAATTTCCCGTGCTTTATCCCAGTCGCTCACAATAATGAGGCCTTTTGTCGAGTGTCGGGGGATGCCGAGGGTGCGAAGTGGGTGGTCTTGCGGATACCAGATTCTTTGCCCTAATGCGAACGCACAATCCTCAGCCGCACCGCAGGTTGATTTGCCAAACCTATTCCCTGTCCTTAAATAGCGCAATTTTGCCCACGCCGCAGCGTGAAAAAGCTCCTGCTTTGTGTGTGGTTTGTAAAATGCCAGACCGTTCCCCTCTTTCAACGCCTTCAAACGACGCAGCCTTGCAAGGCGCGCCTGATCTACGGGTTCTGTTGGTTGGTTGATCATTATTTAATAAATTGAATTGGTTCTCTCGAAATCCCTCTCCAGTTCCTCAGCGCAATCTGCATCTCCTCCTCTGTTTTATCCGGCATGTTCCACTCCGCGCAACCCTTTTGCACTCCAATATAAAGAATATACTGTTTGCAAGTGCTCACATGTGCCGAAATATCCGGTTCCACCGCAGCAAGAAACCTCTTCGGTGGACCCTCACCAGCCTTAACCCGACACATAAACAACGCCTGACTCGCCTCCACGATGCCGAACGCATACGTGCCTTCTTCATTTTTGACAATCGAGTCCCCCTTTGGCACGTTCGCAAGCGTTCCAAAATAGGGCATCTCAAGTTTATCTTGTCTCGTGGTGCTCATGAGAAAATCTTCCTCCCCGGTGGTGGAGCAACATAGGTCAACCGCTGACCATAATACTCGTTGTTTGCTCTTTTTTCCACAACAAAATCTTTAACAAAATTACGCCACCTCAAATGATTCGTCGCAGGGCTAAAATAAGGAGTGTTTAAATCCACACCCACGCTCTGCTCAAGCAAGTCCAAAAACGAATAACTCACATACGAAGTAGGATCTTCCGCCGCATCCGCAACCCACCGACTTTCCGCCGATATCGCGGGGTGCAAACACGCCGGAAACCTCACATTAATCCCATCCACATAAAGATCAATTGGCGTTGGTACAGGAGGGTCGATTACAGTCAACTCATCACTAAACGGCACAGGAGAAGTAAACTCCTCAATAATGCACTTAGTTGGATGCCCAACCAACTTCTCCACATGCAAATACTTTGGCGCAACCCCAACCGGCAAAGAAACCGCTCCACTTGCATACTGCGTTGTCGACCGAACAATCCCGATATCAATCAAAACACTCGGCCACGTGAATTCCACCGTAGTGTCATACTTATTAAACGGAGTCAAAGTTTGCGGCGTTCCAACCAACGGAGGGTTAAAAACAAACATCATGAACCCAGCCGGTCCATCATCCACGCCAGCAAACACATGGTTATCCCAATAAGGACTCTTTCTAATGACATTCAAATTTGAATTCGCCAGCGTCGTCCCTAACGCAGGAATCTCACCACCCTCAAACTCCAAAAGACTGACAGGAACCCGACAACCAGGCCGTGCCGGATTCTTGGTCGCGAAGGGAATAATCCCAAACTCGCCAGTCTTTTGATATTTGATAGCACTCATTTTTACACAGCACTCCAGCTCACAATTTCGTTCAGCTCCACTTCCGCGATCACATAAGCGTTAGTTGTCAACGTCGCGTGATTATAGAACTGAATCCACTGCACCGTTTCCGTCTTAGTCTTCGGTGCGACCTTCATGATATTATCCGGCACCCTCCATTTCACAGCCGTCGGACCACTACCACTCTCAATTTGATCGTGGTCGACTAACGCACTCCGACTAGCTGACACAAATGCCGCATAGCTCGGCGCAGTTTTCATTAGCTCCATCGGCAACGTAGCCCACTCATCGCGGTAAGTCCCACGATTTTGCGTCTTGGTCACTTGTGCAAAGTTCAAAACGCCCTCAACAATAGGGCCCTTTGTCACATAATCTTTATAAGTCCATTGAATATTCATGATCGTGTAGCTTGAAAGTGCATTGCATCGTATCCCCAAAAAGCCCCAGCTGAAGTCCAACCCTCTTTCGCAAACTCCTCCATTATCTCCAGCGGCATATCCGCCTTCATCGGCCAGCTGTCTCTAAAAGTGTTATCATCCGCATCAAGGTCAATGGCGATTCCCCATGAGTGCAGAGAAAGAGAATTCGAACCCCGTTTATCTCTAAAGTTGTAAATCCCACCATAATCCTCCGCCTCCTCTATAATTTCTCGCTCCGAACCATAAAGCCCTCCGATATTGTTAAGAACACGGAGTAAAGAATCTTTAACTTTGAAGTGACAGCGAGAAGTGAGGACTCGTTTTTGACCGTAGAAAGTTGGGAAAGGGAAGGTGAAAGAGACGAGGTTGTTCTCATTACCAGGAGAACCAAAGAAAGCCGTCAACTCTCCCATACTTGAGCCAGGCCAAGGATTATTTGGACAAAGAGAACGCAGATAAGCTCGGCAAGCTTTTTGAGATTTCGGCCCCCAGAACCCGTCGGGTTGAACAGGAAAACCAGCGTCATTAATACGCCGTTGCATTCTTGTTATCTCAAGTTGGTTCATTTAGTGAGGAAGTTGAAGGGTCCAAGTTGGAAGATTCCAGAAGAGCCAAGTTAAAAGAATTGAGCTGGCCATCCCACAGAGCAGCAAGAGAAAGAAGTAAAGATTCCTCTTCAGTTTCTTCATCTTGTAAGCTCTGTGGAATTTGGCAGTCATTTGATTGCGTTGCGAACCGTCATTCCGAGAATCGCAGTGACGGTTAGTTGAATAGTCTCAGCCAGAGACATATCACCAGCGAGATAAGTGCCGATCGCGGTGAGAATAGCAAGAGTGCCGGTGATGTAGGTTTTGTATCCTTTAAGCATGGGTTTGAGGCGGGTTAGCAGTTTGATGATATCAACATACAATCGGATGCTGATGTTTGGTTTCTTCCTAGCACGGCCAGGAAAAGTGGGGAAACTCATTGCTCCAGTTTTTTCTCGATTCGAGCCAACGTCTGCAAAATAGCCAAATGCGCGTCTTCAAGTCGCTGGAGTCTTTTGTCGTGAGCACTGGTTGACTGCGCCATAGCATCGGCCATTTTATGAGCGTCTGATGATGTGTAGCGGGATGCGTCAGTGGAGGCCTTCCAGAGTTTAATCTCATGAATCGCCGCTTCGTGATGGGAAACAGTTTGCGTGCGAAGCTCAATGGTCGTGACCCAGATAGCTAGAGCGCAGGCTCCAACGAGAAGGGATTTAACTAGGGGGACTAGCTTAACTAATCCTGGGATTACATCAAGCAGTGCTTCTTGTTCGTGTTCGCTCATGAGTGTCATTATTTCTTTTTTGTGTTGTGGGTCATGGACATTAAGACCGGACCGACGATTGCCATTCCCACACCAATCCACCAAACCTCCTTCGAACTCCCCATGTTCATCAAGAGAGGGGAAGAGGCCATCAAACCTGCGCCGAGTTTGGTGAAATCTAGTTTCATTGTAAAGTCTCCTGCAAAAATTCAGACCCTTCGGTGATGCCGGTTTTGAGAACATCGGCACCATTCTCGATTAAAAGGCCACGAAGAGTCACCGCTCCAACTGAGTCAATCGCTTCCGTCTGATTCACGCCTTCCATCCTCAGACCACCAGCCGACACGCTTTGAGCGTTGGTTCCGGCCATTGCGAACACTGTGCCGTCCTTATCACGATAGAACGCGCAGGATGAGAGGAGTAAGAGCAGAGGGAGGAGTTTCATGGGTAGTAGTATCTTGGTGGATCGCCGTGGAAGCATTCGGGCACGCCCCATTCGCGTTGGAACTGTGCCCACTGACGCTTCGCTTTGACGCGCTGCCATGCGCTGCAACTGGAGAGCAGCAGGAGCACGAGGAAAAGCTGGAGGATGCGGGTCATTCTTGCTCTTC